GCACGCCCCCGGATCGCCTGGATGAGCGGGCCGAAGAGATGGCGATCGAGGAAGCGAACGCCCTCACTGAACAGTGGTCGCTGGGGCTGGCCTGGTCGTTGCTGAACACGGTTCGTGCGGGTGATCGGGTGTGGGTCGACCTGGCCGACGGACCCGACGCCTATGAGGGTTGGGTGAACGTCGAGTCCATCACGGTCGACGCGATCGCTGCGACGATCCAGGCCGAGATCACGAGGTGGGATCCGTGAGCGGCCAGTGGGATTACGCCCGGATCTTGACCCGCATTGAGTCGCGGGTCACGTCGGTGGAGCGCCGGCTCCGCGATGCCATCGGCTCAGCCATCAAGTTCTTCATCGACCTCGAGGACGTGAAGGCCCGCACGGATGCGCTGCCGTCGCTGACCGAGGGTCAGGTGTGGGGGATCAACGCGAATGGTGAGTGGGACATCATCACTCCGGCCGGAGCCGGGATTTCTTCGGGCTCGTGGGCTGTCAGTGCGTCCGGTGGCGGCGCTGTGGGCCCCAGTGACCCGGCTGAGGATTGGACGATCACCCCTTTGTGGTCGTCTGTTGGTGCGTTGTTGACAAACGGCGACGGGGTGGGCGGTGCTGTATGCAGCGGGCCCTACGGGACCTGGCATGTGTCCGCCACGTTCGTGGGAACGTCCACCGACCTGACTTCGTGTGCGGTGTTCACGGTCGGTGAACGGAAATGGTCGAACGGTGACGGTCCCGACGGGCCGTGTTTTGAGCGGCGCATCGAATACGTCGGTGGGGCCGTTTCGGCGGTGACCGTGACCGGTGAAGTCGCGTTGACCGGTGAGGAAGATGTCTACATCTACTGCGATGTGGTGGCAGACGTGGTGGTGACCGCGCATCCCACTTCCAATGAGGTGTTCGTCGCTTGCGGCGGCGGCGAGGAGTGACCACCACCTACCCGGCGGTGACGATGCGATCCAGGAGGCACGATGGCAGTTAGCACGATCACACGCGTTCGGGGGGATGACTGGTCGATCCCTGGCGCCATCGCGGATGGCGGTACGGCGGTGAACCTCACCGGCGCCACGGTCACGAGCAAGCTCCGCAGGCACTACGACTCGACCGCCTCAACGTCGTTCACGGTGACCGTGACGAACGCGGCGGCCGGTGAGTTGACCTTGTCGCTGGCCGACACGGTGACCGTGGATCTGGAGCCTGGCTCGTACGTCTACGACGTGCAGGTGGTCGCCGGTTCGACGACGACCACGTACGGCGCCGGTTCGGTGCTGGTCGTGGCTGCGGATGTGACCCGATGAGCCTGACCTGGACGCCCGCCACCGACGACGACCCGGAGTTCACCGTCACCACGGCCACGCAGCACTCTGTGTTGGCGGGTCGCTCCACCGCCGACGCCCATCCGGCGTCTGCGATCACGACGGACAACGACTGGAACGGCAACCTCACCGCCGCGGGGACGAACCTCGCCGCGGTCCTCGACGTGATCGACGACCTGGCCCTTGGTGGTGGTGGTGGTGCGGTCGACTCGGTGAACGGCGAGACGGGCACCGTGGTCCTCGACGCGCAGGACGTGGGCGCGGTGCCGATCACGGCGCTCGGCCTTCTCGCCGGTGAGCGCAACATGGGCGACTGGTCCGCGGTCGTCGCCTACCTGCCCGGGGACGTGGTGCACGACCACGCAGCCGGTGGCATCTACGTCTGCACCGTGGCGTCGACCAACGAGCAACCATCGCTAACCCCGGCAAAGTGGACACAGATCGACGGCACGGGGCGCCAGTTGGCGCTCGGCCCGGGTGGGTCCGCTACTGGGGCGTTGGCCGCTTCGGTCGGGTTCGCCGCCGAGGCATCCGCCGCGAACACCACCGCGGTGGGCCACCGTGGGGCCGCGTCGGCCGCCAACGCCACCGAGGTGGGCGCGTATGGCTCCGCGTCCGGTGTCGGGGCTACCGCCGTCGGTGCACTCACCAACGCCGCCGGGGCCGCCTCGACGGCCATCGGCGCGCAGGCATCCGCTAGCGGTGACGGTGACGTGAACATCGCGAACATCCTCACGGGCCACGTCGACCCGAACACCGGGCTGGCCGACACCGCCACCTCCATCCCGTTCGGCGCCCTCGACCTCCCCGAAACCGCGGACGTGACCAACCCGGCGACGGGGGTGCAACGCCTCGTTGCCCGCACCGACGGCGTGTACGTCCGCGACGAGGCTGGCGCCGAGGTCGGGCCGCTCGGCGCCGGTGGGGCGGGCATCCCCGCCACGATCATCGACGCCGCCGGTGACCTGATCGTCGGCACCGCGGCCGACACCGCCGCACGCCTCGCCGTCGGCACCTCGGGCCAGGTGCTCACCAGCAACGGCACCACGGCAGCGTGGGCGACACCGTCGAGCACGCCCGCCGAGGTGTTCATCGGTGCCGCCACGCTCCACGGGTCCACCAACGTCCAGTCGAACTGGTCGACCTACCCGACCCGGGCGCACGCCTTCCACCAGCTGAACGACTCGGCCACGTCGACCGTGGGGGCGATGGTCGGTAAGTCGATTCCGTGGACCTCCGTGGACATCTACGCCGTGCTCGGCAACCCGTCGGCCGGTACCGGTGACGTGCGCTGGACCCTCTACTACGGCAAGGACGCGGGCACCGTGAACACCCGGTCCTCGGTGTCCACGACCACGACGCTCGCAGCCGGTGGCGCCACCTACCCGACCCCGCAGCGGGTGAAGGTCGGCAACGCCATCGCCTGGGACACCGCCGGTGACTGGTCGCTGGTCCTGTCCCGGCTCGGCTCCGACGGCGCCGACACCCTCGCCACCGCGATCTACCTCCAGGGGCTGGTCATCCGACAGGCAGGAACCTGATGCCGCAGATCACCGTCAACCGCAAGCCCAACGGCAAGGCCGACGTACCGCCGGGCACCGTCTACACGGTGGTCGCCGCCACGCCGACGACGCTGACGATCGAGGTGGACCGCACCCCCGCCGAGGTCGCGAACGAAGCGACCATCGAGGACCGGCTCCGCTCCCGGCTCGACGCCAACCGCACGTACCTGGCGCTCGACACGCCGACCGCGGCGCAGCAACGGGCCCAGGTCGCGCGGCTCACCCGCCAGAACACGGCGCTGATCCGCCACCTGTTGCGCGACCTCACCGACACAAGCGACACCTAGGGAGCCACCATGTTCCGACCCACGTTCTGGCAAGTCACCGTCGACCGGGCGCACGCCCGCACACACCCCGAGTCACGGGACCTGATCACCCGGCTGCTCGACGTGATCGCCTCACTCACCGCCACCATCCGCCGCACCGACCAGGGCCAGGGCGACTGGCTCGACGACCTCAACAGGGAGAACCCATGAACCTGTCCGAGCCCACCCGGGCCTACATCTACCGCGTCCTGTTCGCCGCCGGTGTGGTGGCCATCGCCTATGGGCTGCTCACCGCCGAGCAGGTCGACGTGTGGCGCACCCTCGCCGAGGCCGTGCTGGTCATCGGCGGCCCGGGGCAGGCCGCCCGCAACACGTCCACCAAGGTCCCCGACTGCGTCGGCTGCGACGACAACGGGCCCCACGGTGCGAACCCGGAGCTGGACCAGTGACCCTCACCACCACGCAGCTACGCACCGCGTGGGCCCCCGCGTGCAAGCTGCAACACCCGACCACGATCAGCCTCCACGGTGCCGGGCGGGTCACCGTCGACGGGCGGGTGGTCGACGCCGTGCACGCCCTCGACGCCGTGCTCAAGCGCCACAACTACCGCACCCGCAAGGCCGACACGGGTGCCTACAACTGCCGCAAGATCACCGGCGGCACCGGCCATAGCCTGCACTCCTACGGCATCGCCCTCGACATCAACTGGGGTACGAACCCCTACGGGCGTCGGCTGATCACCGACATGGCTCCAGCGATGGTGGCCGAGATCCTCGCCATCCGCACCGGCAACGGCAAGCAGGTGTGGCGGTGGGGCGGGCACTACAAGACGAACCGGGACGCCATGCACTACGAGGTGGTGTGCACCCCCGCCGACCTCGCCACCGGGATCCGGGGCGCCGCCGCACCGACGCCGCCGCAGGGCTCGGGCATCCCGCACGACGTGCTCCGGGAAGGCGCGGCCGGCCCGAAGGTCACGGCGATCCAGTGGACGCTCACCTTCCTCGGCCACCCCACGGCCGTCGACGGCGACTGGGGCCCGAAGACCACGGCCGCTGTGCGCAGCTTCCAGCAGGCCGTGCGCCGCATGGGCGGGGACCTGGTGGCCGACGGGGTATGGGGGCCCCGCACGGCGCAGTACGCCGAGTACTGGACCGTCGTGGCGATGATGGGGCGGGCCGCGTGACCACCGAACAGGGCGTGGAGCCGACCGCCGCCCTCGCCGCCGCGGTCGCCGCCGCGGTCGCCGCTACCGGCGC